GAAATGATGGTTCTTTCCAGAAGTCATCATGCAATCTATCAAACAACTGAAATATATCTGTCATTCCACTGCCATATCTTTGAATATTATTCATATTTTTATTTCCTTTATTTATATTTCACAAATAAAGTATTTGGATATGTTCTCTACACAAGATATTATCCAAGATAATACTTTATGTGAAAAAAGTTGGTGGACCTGAGCGGGATCGAACCGCTAACCTCTGAGTGCAAATCAGATGTGTTACCATTAGCACCACAAGCCCATTATATAAAAATATAATGTAATAAATACGGCAGGAGTTCCTGCTCCCAGCATAATTTGCAGGTAGGCATATCTACTGAGCCATCTGCGACCAGATACGGTTTGTCTGTGATTTCGGATCTTGTAGTATTTCCCCCGACGCACGAATTTGCAGAATCTCTACTTCAGGATTTTCACCTTGCCTCAATTCTCACCATTCTACATGGTAGACCAACGGGCTCTCGCTTATGCAGTCTAATTTGGACATTAGGTGTCCCCGACATTATTACATAAAAATGGTAGGCATGATAGGACTTGCACCTACACGGATTTCTCCATTGATTTCTAAGACCAACGCGGCTTCTTTTACGCCACATGCCCATTATTAAATTAACAAGATACAACAATTTACAGTTTTGCTTCTGACCTGCATTTTTTTCATGGTCCGCAGACAAGACGATTCATTTCCTATGATAATTTATATTTGTTGCTGTGTGTATCTTAAAAATTACGAGATGTGTTTTTATAATTTGAGTTTCAAGCTCAATGCCTTACCATTAGGCGAATTTTCCACACGGAAAATATTGGATTTGAACCAATAATTTATTTGTATTGCTGCGCACATCTCTGAAATTGGTCGGCAAGACAGGATTCGAACCTGCGACCTTCTGCTCCCAAAGCAGACGCACTAGCCAAGCTGTGCTACTTGCCGATAAAAAATGGTCGGGATGGAGAATTTTGCAATCTCAACCTCCTGTCTCCAAAACAGGCCGTCTACTTTTGACATTACATCCCGATAAAATTGGTAGGCGGTGAAGGATTTGAACCTCCGACAAACTGAGTGTAAGTCAGCTACTCTACCCCTGAGCTAACCGCCCATTTTTTAATAAATTTAAGGATTTGTGTACCTATCGTTGGTAGCCCAATTTTCATTGAACCGGCGTCTCCGATTTCCCACGGCTCGCCTCTACGGTTTTGATTATACGCTCAAAATTTCTAAATGCGTTACTTACTATCTTCAATGTGCTAACTATCTTAGCACTGATTTCATCGTTGTCAACAGCTTTGTTGAGTTTTTTGTTTCTTACGTTTCGCTCAACCTCGCAGTCTCAACTGTGGATACATCTTACACCATCCGATCCAAACGTCAACAACTTTCGCAAACAAAAAACCCGTTGGTTTTTAGGCCAACGGGTTTAAACTTACGAAAATGTCCGTTGGTTAGCCTAGTACCAAACTAGGTTGTGACGCAGCACTAGCAAGTGCTGGCCCTACTACGGATAATTGTACAAATGTATTCATTGTAAGAATAAATATTTTCAATTTTTCGAAACGTTCATTTTTTTTTAATTACTTTGCAGAGGTCTTTGCAACAACCTTCTTGGTGACACTTGCAGTCTTAGTCTTTGCAGGTGTCTTGGCTACCGTCTTGGTTGCCTTCTTGGTAGCTGTCTTGGTTGTCTTAGTTGCCTTTGTGGTCTTTGTTGTCTTTTGTGTTGCCATAACTTATTTTTTCTTTCTATTGTTTTACGATTCTTACGAATCAGATTAATCAATATATAACTGAAACTATTTTATTACATTTATTTTATTTTGGAATATTTGATATGTTTCTAAATCACATCTACATTTTCTTTTAATTTTTATTAACGTATTTTTGGATTTCCGTGAATCGTAAATTTCCAATACTCGGAAAATGGACCTTCTTCGTTTTTGACGTGTTCTATATCACTTATTTCAAATCCACTTCGTTTAAGTAATTTCCAATATCGTGATGAGCGAACTTGATTCATAGTACCTATATCTAGTGGTGCATAACGATTCACCCATTCTCCAAGTTTATGTATTAATTTTTTATAAATTTCAATTTGATTTTTTCTACCAATCACAGGAGATCTTTTAATTTGAGACTGATGTGTTGTAAATGATTGTTCTCCTGAAGTTAATGCAACTTCATGTGATCCATCTTCATTCTTTATTAGAATCATCGTATAATCACCGGCCACAATTTTATCTATAGGTTCCATTCCAATACTAGTTAAGTATTCTAATTCATCATTTACAGATTCTTCCAATTCTTCCACTTGCTCATTCATCTGCAAAATGCCTATTGGATAGTTTGTAACAATATCATCTAATTTTTCAGCAAGCGTTGTTTTATCACTCTCCTGTAATTTAGTACGTAAATACTCACGTAAACTTAAAAGATGTTTGCATAGACCGGGACGCAAATATGGATTCGTTGTTTTTGGAAAATTGCCATTACATTTATTTAAACTATTATTGCCCATTTCGCCTGCTTCTTTGTCGTTATTTGCGTAGGCGTATTTATACCGATAATCTTCACACGTACAATCTACTTTGCAAGGAATATCAATGGAACTTGCACTGCTATTTTCTTTTTTAAATGTGATTCTGCCTTTGTGCCCGATACCATTTGGTTTTTCAGGACGTGGTGTAATATGACTAAGATCACTCTTATAACTAAAATTCCAATATTCGTTTGTCGAGTCGGCGCGTATTGGCAATGATTGCGTTCTCATTTTCAATGCGCGTTTTTTTCTTTTTGGCTCAGAAAAATTCATGAGTTCTTTAAATGATAAAATCTCATTTAATACTCGTTTAGCGATGTTCGACAGCAAAATCATACATATAAATAGTTAAAAAAACTATAATATGTCTATTTATTAGAGTTATGATTACACCAACAAGTTTTAAAATAAAAGTCAGCGGCGAGCCAAAAACCATCGACACTGTTATCGACACCGATCCTACAAAAGATAATATTGAAAATTATACTAAAGATTTGTTTGAACCAAGAACAAACAATAGATTTTTGGTAAAAATCTTAGATGATCAAAATAATGATATTGTTCCATCTTTTTTGATTAAGGAATTTAATCGTCCAGAATTGACGAGTGCTATGGCCACGTCTTTTTCATGTATTATTTATGACAGTGTAACACAACGTGTAGTTGCATTGTTAATGCCATTTTTAATGCCGGTTTTAGAAAACAAAATTAAAGTAATTTTGCAAATTACAGATCCAATTGGCAATATTATTGAAACATGGACATTTAAAAATGTCACATTAAAAAAGGTTTCGCCATCGTTACTCAATTGGTCCGATGATGATGTTTCTTTGATTTATGCTGAATTTAGAGTAAGCTATTCAGATATAACTATCGAAGGTTAAACGGGTATCTTTTTGAGCTTACTGATAGGCAGATTATAGCAATCAGCCTTAAATTTCCATTTGTACGAAGAACTTTCGTCAATGGTTCCCTTTTTGTTTAATTGAGCATGCTTATAAAAATAATCTTTACTACAGCCGCCTAGTATCCATGCTCTACTAAAATCTTCCATTATGCGAACAAAAAAATATACGTCGCATTTTTGACGTATATTGTATGCGGCAACACTACAATAATAATGAGGTTGTGGTGGACTTGTGCAAGTTTTTGTTTTAACATCTATTTTGATATCATCTTTAATAATATCATAATCATATGTGTTTTTCGACTTGCCACCAATATATTCGTTTACCAACAATTCTCCCAAAAAACCATAAACATTTCCCTTGCCGTCTGTAATGCTATTGTTCAGAACTCCCATTTCTTTTGATTTACGCTTGGCAACAGAAATTTGTTTTTTAGTTGGAATTACTTCGATCATCTTTTTCCAATTCTTCTTCTAGTCTAGAATTGATTCCACAAAATCGTGCAATCAATACTGCGACAACAACATATGCACAAATTAATATTGCTCCAATTAATACGTATTTCATTTCTTTTTCTTTTTAGATGACTCTTGATTCTTAATTTCACCTGCACACTGCTTGCCCAGTTCAGTTAACCCAAACTTCGGTTCTCCGTTTTCATCAACACCAGTGCATTCTAAAATACCATCTTTCACTAACTTATCAACAGTCTGCTTGACTTCCTCTAGAGCAATCATATTATAAATTTCAATAGCTTCATCTCTTGAAACTTCCTCACTGTCCATAATGAGTTGCAACGACATTTCGTATTCTCTTTGTTTAATTTGTTCTTCGCTAATATCAAACTCTAATTTTGAACAATGTTCAAGTAGTTGATCGACAGTGCCTGTGAATGTTGTGTTGATGTTTTCGTTCATATATAAATTGGTGCGCCCAGCGAGATTCGAACTCGCAAATATAGTTTTAGAGACCACTGTTTTAACCGTTAAACTATGGACGCATTAATAGTAGCTTCATTCAGATCATCAATAACGACGTTTACATTTTTGAATTTTAAACTTCCCTTGGTGTGCGAGCTATCAGGAGTTTCTTTTGTGGTCCAACCAACATTTGCATTGACATGGTTGACATAATAGGTCGTTCCTTTAGTTTTTAACACCCACATTGGGATATTATTGTCAGTCAAGTGCGCTTTGTTGAAGTGAAATACAACTTCTTTGCAATTCTATAATGTAGTCATATGATGTATCCTTATTACGTCCAATAGCATAGAGTCACTTTGCGTCGTTGTCAATCTTTTTCTGTGCCGACACCCAATCAGGTAAATGCTTTGTAACCCATTCTACAAGCGCAGTCTCAAATCCAATATCATATTTCTTTTTTTCGCTTTCAATCCATTTGTGCTTCATTATTTCTTCACGAATTAATATAAATTTTTGATATAAAGACATAGACTTTTTATATATATAATTATGAAATCGAAAATATTACTTTTAATTACAACGGCCCTTCTTTTTGGATGTGCAAATGAAAAAACCATTAGCATTGATGGTCACACCTACACATTGGTTCGTGCAGGGCAAACAAATGCCAATGGTATTAATGATTTGGAATTATGGGAACGTAAAGGAGTCACAAATAGATACTATACTCCATCATTGGATGGAAAATCTATGCATTCGATTATGAAATAATATCTGACTCGTCAATCTCTTCAAGCGCATGATAAATTATAGATTTTTTATCATCGTATTTGGTTGATAACAACTCCATTTTATACAATTTATCGCTAACACTACGTTTATTAACGTATCGTTCGTAATAATGATTGTAATACATTTCTTTATCTATTTCGTCTAAGCGACTTTCCAATTCTCCATATACAGGAGTATAGTGTGTCAGATAATGTGGTTTTGTAACTTCTTTCAACATCCATGGAAATTTAAAATAATAATGTGGTCGAAAATATTTTGTATCGTTTTGAAATAATTTCTTTTCATTTTCGCACGAACAGTTATACAAACTGGAATGATACCACAAATATTTTTCAATTGACTTAATTTTTTCAATATCAGATGCTCTTTTTGCTTCTGTATAATAAAATTCGAAACGTGGATCTGTTGCTGATTTCAAGTGTGCGTGTTTCTCGAAACACGTTTTTTTAGTGTGCGTAATAAAATCTTTTTTGGGATGATACGCTTTGTTTTGCCCAAGAAAATTTATTACTTCCAAAATTTTTGGATAATCACGACGTTGCTTAACATCATCACGCAATTCCAAACTACGAACATAACCGTGATGTATTGGCGTATCCAGTTTAATTGGAACAATATTATATTTTTGTCGGTATAATATATCTGCTTCGCGCATCAACGCCAACGCTCGCTTTTTCTCTTTTTCTTTTTTATGTAGGTCCATAATTAGTCATTTTTAACAACAGATGAAAAATTACTTAATTCAACTGTTTTTGGTTCTTTATTAATTGTTTCTACATGCTTTCGTATATATCTCAAAAACAATAATGCTTTGTCCTCGGCCAATAAGGTTGCTTTTCCAATATCCGCAAGCGGCACTGGAAATTCAAATCCACATTCAGTGGAATAAATAAATTCTCCCTCACGAAAATATACAAATTTAACTCGCTTGTTGTCGCTGACCATGTTTTTGATGTTCATATGTTTTAATATATCAGATTTTTGTTGTGTGTCAATATAAAAAAAGACGATATCATTATGATATCGTCTTGATAAATTGGTGGTTCTCCAAGGAATTGAGCCTTGTTCTATACAGTGTCAATGTATTATTCTACCGTTAAACTAGAGAACCATTAGAAGGATTTCACGACGAGCTAATTAGACTCAACAACAACATTTTAACTTTGTCTTTCGTTCCACATTAACACGTTAACCAAAGGGAATCGAACCCCCGTGATGTGTCTTTCTTCAAAATTGGAGCACCGTGTTGGATTTGAACCAACGATTTTAGAGTTTTGCAGACTCTTGCCTTGGACCACTCGACCAACGGTGCATAAAATAAAAATTGGCTCCAGTGACAGGATTTGAACCTATACCTTACTCTTTCAGAGAGAGTTGAACTGCCATTATTCCACACTGGAATTGCTAAAAATGGAGCCTGTTACTAGAATCGAACCAGTGCTTTCTATTTACGAAATAGAAGTGCTACCATTATCACCAAACAGGCATTGGCGGGTTCTTTCCCTCTGTCATTCATCAAGGTTTGGAGACTTCACCCTCCTACCTTTAACGGAGCGAATTGCCGCTAGATATTATAAAGTGGTGTTGCGCGACGGATTTTCACCTAGAAA